ATGGAAAACAACACTCAGTCGGTAACCGCTCAGGAATTACCCAACACAGCAATGTTCCCACGCGCACACTTCCCATCAGAGGAAGCCATGAAAGCGTACTATTTACAATTGATTGACATCATGAATATAGCGTATATGGCAGAGCCTTCGGAATATATAAGCCTCCAATGCCTGCACCGTAAATTAAAACAATATGTCCATGTTTTACGACTGATAGGCACGCACGAATGGGGAAAAGGTATCGCCGAATTACAAGATGCCAGCGGGATCTATATGTTAAAAAGTACCCTCCCACACAATACTCTCCTACAAGCTAATCGGGAAATAGGCCGGCATTTGCAATTCATTACACAACTGGCAAGCAACGTAGGTTTTCTGAAACAGCTGGAAGGCATCTTATGTTACCATCTTCAAAACGTAGAAGGATTATTGAAGAAGTTGAAAGAAGAATCGATAACTGCTCTGTAGAATGATAATAGGACGAGGGGTAAAATTGGAATTTTACTCCTCGTCCTATTATTTATAGAAACAAGAATTACAAGCAAATAACAGGCTACAGCATTACTTATACTAATTCTAAAATAGAGCAAACTTTATACCATAACAAATTAAGAATAAGAAAGATGTATTATTCAGTCGGATTATAGTGACATAAAAATCAATAGAAATGTTTGCTATTTAAAAATAAAGCACTACTTTTGCATCCGCAATTCGGGATGTAGCTCAGCCCGGTAGAGTACGCGTCTGGGGGGCGTGTGGTCGCAAGTTCGAATCTTGTCATCCCGACTACCGATAGAATAAGTCACTGTAATACAGTGGCTTATTCTGTTTTTAAGAAAATAGCCGGGACGAAATCGGGACGGTCATTATTAACGTATTTGTTTTTGCTGAAGGGCAAAGACAAATAAAAAAAAATGCCTACACTCAAAGAAATACAAAGTTATACACCTCCTGTTCTTCATACAGGAAAAGACTGGTATATCGACTTTTACGCATTCAGCCCTGTACATGGCGCAATGCGACGCAAGAAAATCAAGTTAAATTTTATAGAGAAAATCACGGAACGGCGCAGGTATGCGAAGGACTATATGAATCGGCTGTCTGAGAAGTTATCACTCGGATGGAATCCTTGGATTGAACAGGAATATAGTAACGCATACATGCTTTTTAAAGACGTCATCAGCAAATATCGCACGTTCATAAACAAGATGTTGAAAGATGGCCATTACCGCCCTGAAACCTATAAATCTTACAGTTCTTATCTTTATAATATAGAACAATTCAACGAACGGAAGAAGGTTCCTATTACCTACATCTACCAGTTTGACAAAGATTTCTGTGTTATGTTCCTGGACGAAGTATATATAAACCGCGATAACACAGCTTTCACACGCGATAATTATCTCGGTTTCCTCAAGTCCTTTTCCACATTTTGCCTGAACCATAACTATATTACAAAGAATCCAACTGAAGGTATCAGTAGCCTTGGACGAAGAGGAAAGAATAAAACCAGAGCTGTGTTACCTGAAGATTTACTAAAGAAGGTTTACGACTATTCAAGAGAGCACAATCCGCACTTCTTGTTGGCAAGCTATATCCTTTACTATTGCTTCATCCGCCCGGCAGAGATGGCAAAATTAAGATTATCCAATATAAACTTGGCAAAACAAACCATTTTAGTTCAGGACACAATATCGAAGAACAGGAAAGATGGAACCATCACTTTGCCTACAAAGGTAATTCACCTTATGCTTGACCTGAAAATATTTGACTATCCTAATGACTATTATCTATTTTCCAACGAGATGAAACCCGGCAAAGACGAGAAATCAGAGAAAATGTTCCGCGACTGGTGGACACGCCATGTTCGAAAAGACCTCAAGTTATCGGATAAATATAAGTTTTACTCGCTAAAAGATACCGGAATTACAAATATGCTCCGCCATAATGACGTATTGAGCGTGCGTGATCAAGCACGACATAGCAGCATTCTGATGACCGATATCTACACGCCACATGATATCCAAGAAGCTAACAGTCTAATTAAAAACTATCAAGGCGATTTTTAAAGCAAAAGCCCTGACCGTTACCAGTCAGGGCAAACACTTATCAAATAATAAGCATTACTTCTACAACCACAAAGATACTACTCCTCTACCATTGCCACAAGTTAAAAGTAACTCCAGCGCCAACATACCAACCGGTAGGATAACCATAACCAGCTTGTAAGCCAATTCCCCACCTTTTTTGCTTTACTTTTTCTTTCAGGTAAAAGCCCTTTGAGAAGATATGAAAACTATCCAACTCAGCCCTATACCCCGATACCCAGGCTTCAAAATCCGACTCTTTGTAATGTTTCTGAGTAATAGGAATAATCACCTTTGCGCTATCCCTTACCGCACTATCCAGAGCTTTCTCTAAGGTTGTATCTGGTAATACAGGCAGTTTCACCACCTCATAACGGATAATGACACTATCGCGGGGTATCACTGTATCATATCGAATGGTATCATAAAAAGGTATTGTGTCATAATATGGCAAATTATGCACCTTCTCATCACCACATCGGTAAAGCAACCCTATTACCAGAATTACAAGCAATATCCATGGTAGCGCTTTCATAGCAACTCCCATCCTTTCTCTACATCCTCCATCACCGCCGGAACACCGTTTTCAACCTGCGAAATTGCAGCAGCAAAAGCGCACATCGTTGCCCGGTCTTTCACATCAGGTACATAGCTATTAGGTACCTGCATTTCCCTGCACACCCGGTTGATATATCCGGAAGTATTGTTCTCTACCGCAGGCGCCCACCGGTTAATAAAATCTGCTATCGTCTGACATCCCCATTTAAGGCGGTAGTTCTGGAGCGTGCGGATTAATGCACGGTACCCCCATTTCATCTCTTGGAACTGGAAGAATGACTTATCTTCCTGTTTCTCCCTTAACCCCTGCCACTTATCCTTTGTGATTCGGATATTGCCGGGATTGCAATTTCTTAATCCTCTTGGTAAACTCATTCCTTGTCCTCCTTTTCTAATAATCACTAGGCGGTTGCCGATTAGAGCATCCGCGAACATCACATTTCTTTATCTCAGCTTCTTTAAGGCGCAATTCCAACTCATAATTCTTCTTGATAAGCTCCAGCTTCTCAGCCTTTAGTTTATTGTTCTCAGAATACAGGAAATCTACTTTCCCATCTCTTGAAGTCATTCTTACACCGGTTATCAATGCCTAAGCGGTCGGCTGTTTCTGATTTACACAGCTCGGCGATTGTAAAATATTTCATTTCTGTACCTCCTTATCTCCTTTATTTATATTTATGTTACTTTTTATAAGCGGCCACGGGGTTAAGGAAGACAACAATATCAAAGTACCTAACCAATGCCAAAAATCTTGAAATATAAACTCTAAAATTTCAATCATTTCTTACCCTCCTTATCTTTATGCATATATTCCACTACTGCCTGTGCTATCTCTGCTGGGTCTGCCTTGTGCTTTGCTATCTCGGTAGCCAATGCAGCCACTTGTTTCATCTCCTTGCGTTCCTTCTCGTCTGCTTTCTCATAGATTGATTTAACTTCTATGGATGCCACTCCGAAAGCCCCCAGCAAGGTGATAAATGGGAAAATTGGTATGTGATAGTCATAATAGTTATCCAAATACCAGACACCGGCCATCTGCATACAATCAACGACAACCAATGCAAGCAAGGCATTATAATACCTCGCTACTTTGTTTACTGTCCGCTTCCAGCCATCACTTGAAATCTTCTCATTTCGTTGCTTTGCTTTCCTGATTCCAGCCCACAAATCAAAAGCTATAAAGAAAAGCGGGGTTAACAGGATGCCGAACAGCATCCACGCTACAATAAATAATTCATCTAATCCTTTCATTTCCATGCTATATCTAATTATTAATACTACCTTTGCAACATGTCCCCCTAAGGGGCAGATAGTAGTTTTGTCGTTATCCCGCCCAGCTTGAGAAAGTAGGACGGGAATTTTTTACTTCACAAACGGATATTCAATCACATTTCTATCCACACCAGAATCGGTGATATGCGCACCGATGCGTTCAACAACAGTCTTTTTATTTTCAAAATCAACCATTACTTTATTGATGCAGTAAGCTGTTTCATCGGCTTCACTGCGCGGTAAGTCTGACCGGACATATTGAGCAGGTCGGTCCTCATCAATAATAAGCTGCAATTGACTCGGATAGAGGGGCAAATACTCGCATACATCCCAATGAGTATGCCCCCCAATGTGAAACAAGAACTTGCATGGAGATATTGCAGAGAAATCCACATCCAGCGTCATCTTTGTGCCAAGAGTATCACCGCAATAATATTCTCCCGAAACAATACCGCCATTCAAATAGGCATCAAGTATCATTGGCAACAAATGCGGCAGGCAAGCAAGTTCTGGTATAGCAGTTAAAGCACCTTCATGTTCATACCAATTAGGCGCTTTTTCCGAAATAAATTTTCCGGTTCCATTATTACGAAAAGCAGATGCCGGTTGATGGTGCGCAAGAATAAGATAGTAACTTGGAGGCGTACTCTTTAGCAAATCAATAAACCAATCTATCTGCTGCTGGGAATATACAACCGAATACCGCGATGTGGCCGGAGAACCAACAGTCACATACTCATATTCGTCAAATGCTATTATTCGAATGGTAGCGGAGGACGTCGTTACATCCTTATACCAATAACTTGAGGTCTGCGAACCCATAGTCACATACTTTTCGCAGAATGGAGCAATATATGTATTCCTGGCACCGATCTGATCACCCCCGAAGTCATCAGCTACATCATGATTACCCAGCATCAGCAAAAAGGGTTTATCACTCGCAAGAATGGTAGATTTCATTTCGCCGGTAAGCTGTAGGTCGCCGGTTATAATCGTAAAGGGAATATCGGTGTCCTGGACCATCAATTCAATACACTTAGTTATTCCATGATTGAACTTATGCGTATCTGATATATGGAGAAAGGTAAATGTACCACCACTACCATACGCTTGATTAATAAATTGAGTTAACGTCATGCCGTTCACATCCGCATTTGCCGGAATCATCCCCACAGCTTCACGTAACGGACCTACATTCGCCAGATAAACAGCATCCGACACCGTCACAGGCAGTGGCATGATGCTGTTCTTCTCATCCTTTAATTGCACTATCTTCTTGTTCATAATTACCCAGCTATACAGAGTTTAAAACCATTGTAAATCTTAAGAAAGCTCCTGTCGCTAATGCCGACATTCCAATAGTCAATACCTTCCTGTTTCGTTGAAATAATATCCTTATCGTCTACAATCAGTTTCGTCACATAATCCACATTATCCATGTAGACAGTACCATCCACCTCGATCAACAGCTTAGACACCTTAGATACCGGGAATGATTTACAGCACGATTTTTTAACGCTATATTGCACACTGATGTAGTTGCTCATAAAGAATATAACTGGTACGATAGGCGAATAATTAGCTTTCAAAAGATTTCCTACAAAAACAGATTCCTTTCCTCCATACTGTACTACATTTCCTTCGTAGTACATCTTCGTTAATGTAAGATTTCCGCCCTGCGCTAAATTAGAAGAATAATTTAGTACTCCGGCAACTTCAGTCGTTATAACGCCATTCTGCACTATGACGTTCGTCAAGTTATCACAGTCAAACATTTCATCAAGCGAATATAATTTAGCCACCACTCCGCCGTCACCTAATTTATATCCCAAGAAATCCAATTTCGGAGTAGTGCCCAACAAAGCAACGTGAGCATCGTATTCATCTTGGGTGGCCGAAGCAGTACCCTTCAATATAACACCGCCATCAGCAACCACCCTGTCGCAATACTCCTGAATAACACGTGACACACCACCGGAATAATATGTTGCAGAAACGGTAATTTCAGCAAAAACAGATGTGTCATAGGTTGAAGTTGCGCGAATGACAATCGGAGACTGATTTGCATTTTCCTTTATACTCAGAATACCGGCAGTACTGATATCTGCATACTCACTACCGGACTGGATACTCCACGTCACATCCCTTTGAGTCGTTGAAACAGGTAGATAAGTAACAGTGTAAACGGAGGATATGCCATAAGGCGTAAGATCACCATTAATATTAAGACCTACCACTCCGACTGTTTCAATAGGGGTAGGCTTTACGGATAAATGCTCACCCAAATTGGATGACGCGTAGATTGCTATACCAGACATATTATTTAGCTTTAAAAGTTATATACATTATCATTTATTACATCATATTCAAGACTGCCGGTTACTCCTGCCTGATTCAATACCTGGACGAAGTGTTCTGAAACTTTAGCGACATCAAACCCGTCGGTTGTGTAATTCATCACATCATCGCCGGTTGAATCGGGAAAGTGAAAACCATCCTCTTCTACTGAGATAAG